CAGCAGCAGCAGAAGCAGCAGCATCAGCAGCAGCAGCAGCATAAGCAGCATAAGCAGCAGTAGAAGCATAAGCAGCAGCAGAAGCATAAGCAGCAGCAGCAGCAGCATAAGCAGCAGCAGAAGCATAAGCAGCAGCAGAAGCATAAGCAGCATAAGCAGCAGCAGAAGCATAAGCAGCATAAGCAGCAGCATAAACATCACGGCGCGCATCTCGCAATTGCTCTACCGTTGCCTCTCCGCGCGTCCATGCTTCAGCAGTTTCAATGCAACGCGAGGCACGCTCATCTTTAGTATATTTGAGCGCAGTCCGTGCGCACTGGCACGCGATGTAAACCAGCGTCTTGCGGTCAAGTCCGCGTTTCGCAGCGAGCCACAGTAGCCAGTCTCCACGCTCGCACTTATCCCAAACTTCGTCGAGCGTCGCGATGTTGTTTTTCGTTACCCAGTCTAAGCCGGGTGTACATGCGTCGTATGATTTTAGGAGTGATATCAGGTTCATTTGGTTTTGACAGGGTTGGTTACTGGGCTTTCAGCGAGATTCAGATGGCATTTCGCTCAGGCAGGCTTCGGCGTAGGCAACGAACGGATACCGCTTGCCATTGATGAGCGCGCCAGATCTGGCATGCTGTACGACGGACTCGGCATACGTGATGTAGGCGCGTCGAGCGTCATTGAGCGTCTGGATGCTTGGCTTGTCTTCGTAACGAGCGGCGGCATCCCACGCGGCGGTTTCAAGATTCATTAGGGTGGTATTCATAGTTTTGATTGTCTCGGGGCTCCATTGCCTCTTCGACGCGCACAATGTACACTTTCGCCACATTATGTCAAGGGGTAGATGTGATTTTTTCGCACCATTACGTAACCGGCATTGCCAATGAGTGTTCCGACGATTATTCTTTACGCCAGTCGCTTTCCAGCCAAGCTCGCAACCATTATGGTGGGACCAACGCAGTACGGCTCAGATTACTTCACTCAAGCAGCTCTAGGCTATGCCCCAAGGGTTTCTTTACGCATCAAGACAGGCCGAAATAGGGCTATCGACACGACTACCGACCCTGAGGATATTTGGTCGGGCGGCGGCATCTATCCGGGGCTTCCAATAGCAGGAATTGCCGAGACGGTATCCGTCGTTTCTACGAGCGCAAATGATACGTCGGATGGAACGGGAGCGCGTACGATTCGCATAATCGGCATCGGCGACGACGATAACTGGCTCTCACAAGAGGAAACGGTCGCACTCAATGGGACCACGCCAGTCGTGACCACAACGCTTTGGCGGCGAGTAGAGTTTATGGAAGTCTTAACGGCAGGTTCGGGCGGTTCAAATGCCGGGCGTATAAGCGTCAAGCACTCCACCACTACTGCTAACGTTTTCATAGATTGCGATATTGGCGATAACCGCTCAGCCGTGTGTGCATGGACAATTCCGGGCAACAAGATCGCTATCTTAGCTCAGATCACAGCGACCTCAAAGACAAAGCTGGCGGACATTGAAATGGGGTTTTTCTATCGTCCCTACGGAGGCACTTGGCAGCAATTGGTATCTTTCACGTTGACAGCCGAATCTACAAATTACCTACAAAATTTTGTCGGCGGCCATAAACTCTATCCTAAGGGCGATGTTGTTGTTCGCGCAATTTCAGTTACTCAAGTCTGCGATGTATCAGCATCTTTCACGGTTTTACAGTATGACGTGATCTAGTTTTAGCTTGACATACTTTAGCCCTAGACCCTTTAGAACCCTGTTGTTCAAACCGCGATAATAGTCTTGCAAACCGCTACAGCAAACGCCACTTGACTGTAAAGCAAACGATCCCATGGCCGACAGCGACAAACAAAAGAAAAACATAGCCGACGTTTTCGAGGATATTTGCTCTCGCATTGCTTGTGGTGAGCTTCTCTGCGATCTCTGCGACGAATACGGCTTTTCACGAGTGTGGTTTTGGAAATGGGTAAATGCAGATAAAGAGCGCGTTAACGCTTACGCGAGCGCGCGCATAGAGCAGCAACACACGTTTGCCGACGAGATTCTTAAGATTGCCGATGATAGCACACATGATACAATGACTAAGACTACAAAGAGCGGTGAGGAATATGATGCGTGCGATAACGAATGGATTAACCGCTCGCGGGTTCGTATTGACACGCGGAAGTTCCTCATGGCTCGCATTGCGGCCAAGGACTACGGGGATAAGATTCAGACCGAGATCAGCGGCAAGGATGGCGGTCCTGTTCAGATTATTGTTAATCGCGGGAAAGAGCCAACAAAGTAATGCCAACGGTTAATGTTTATACGGGTTACGAGCCGCGAAAGCCGTTCATAGCGTTTCACAATCGAAAGCAGCGTTGGGCTGTTATGATTTGCCACCGCCGAGCGGGGAAAACGGTGTCCGCGTTGTGGGAGCTAATCGAGCGCGCACTATGCTTTCAGGTGCCAGAAGGATTCGAGGGTCCAGGGCGATTTGCATTCATGGCTCCAAGCCGTGTTCGTGCTAAGGAAATTGCGTGGGAATATCTGAAGCGATTCGCAACAAAGATTCCAGACACGAAGACTAATGAAAGTGAGCTTTACGTTGAGTTTGTGAACGGGGCCAGGGTTACGCTTTACGGCGCTGAGAATGAACGTGGCATGGGTTTGTACATGGACGGGATTGTGTACGACGAATGCGACGACATCCCGCCGAGCGTAGACGCTATCATTGAACCAGCGCTTTCGGATCGCAAGGGATGGACGGTTCACATGGGTATTTTGCGCGGTCGGCATAACCTCTTTAATCGATACGAGAAGCTGAAGAATAATCCCGACTATTTTACCATGATGGTGCGTGCATCGGAGAGCGGAATTATCGACGATACAGAGCTGACACGCATAAAGTCAGACCCTCCTATTGGGATTGGGGAAAGCGCGTATTTGATGCAGTACGAGCTTGATGCGTCGGCATCCATCGCAAACGCGATATACGGCCGGCAGATGGATGCGGTAAGGCGAAGCAATAAGATTACGAATCTTACCGTTGATCCTACGATCCCAGTAAACTTCTTTTTCGACATTGGGCACAGCTTGACCGGCGATGACTGGTCTCTGTGGGGCGTGCAGCTTGATCGGCGCGATATTCTTGTTCAGACCTATCACGCTCGAACAGGGGAGCTTCCAAGCTATTACGCGAAGATTTGCATGGATTTTTGGGATCAGCACGACATGCCGCAAGGGACGATCTATTTGCCCCACGACGGAGACCGCAAGGACAGGCATGGCCGCACGGCTAAGGACGATCTCATGGCCGCAGGTATCAAGCGAATCAAGACCGTGCATCGGACGCCTAATCTCTGGGATAGCATCAATTACCTTCGCGCAATCTTCCCGCGCTTCATATTCGATCAAAAGCGATGTGAGGAGACATGGAAGCTAGGTGAGCGGAAGATGCCATCGGGTATTGATTGCTTGGACTTCTACACGAAGAAGGAAGAGGAAAGCACTGGCATGATACTGGATGTTGTCGTGCATAACGAATACTCACACGGAGCTGACGCGATTAGAACGATGGCGGAAGCGCATCGAGCCGGTTTGATTGTAGGATCAGAGAACGTGAGCAGGGCAGCAGATGGTAAACCCCGCGAAATCCTGCGCGCACACACCGGACACGCGCCTTCGTCCTTTACAAATCGCCAGCGCGCGATTATACGCTGATTAACCACTTAACAAAGGCAATCTATGGCAACACCAGCACAGGTCACTGTTAATACTTCTGAAACGACTATTTATGCGGGCGGCCAGGGGCGCTGCCTTTTTGTTTCAAATACAGGAGCAACGGTAATGACTATCTCTGTAAATGGAGATACTACCGTAACGGCAACGAACGGAATCCCAATTTCTCCTGGTAGCACATATGAGTATCCAGCCGCCTATTATGGGACGAATCAATTACCCGTAATTAAAGGTATCGCAACTGGTAGTGCAACTACTGCTGGCGTGCAAGTCATCCAATAACAATCAACCACTAAGATCATGCCTATTTTAAACAATGGTGGGTTAGGTATAACTCCTGCATCAGGAGTTACTACATTTCTAGCGAGTCCTTCGTCTGCAAATCTTCGTGCTGCTTTGACAGATGAAACAGGCACTGGTGCTTTAGTTTTTGCAGGGGGTGCGTTAGGCGCAGCTACGGCAACGACTCCTGAATCTTTTCAAAATAATACCAAAGTCGCAACTACGGCATTTGTACATTGGCTTGCTGATTCTACACAAATTGGTACTCATGCAAACCCATCGACTACAACCCCACAGAATCCAAGCACCTATGGTCCTCTGCGTGCCATTTGGTACGGCGTAACGGGAACTATTAATCTTCCCGCTGCTAGCGACAATTCTGGTAGAGGGGTTTTGGTATATAATACAGGAGCATTTACAATTACTCTTGAACCAAACGGAAGCGAGGTTATCGTACGTGATGGGACTGTGCAAACTGGCGGAGTTTCAATGACGCTTAGTTCTGGAGCCGGGAATTATGTGTATATCATAAGCGACGGAGTCAGATGGGTCACGCTTTGGTATAAAGGCACTCTTACTGAGGGCACTTAATATATTTTCAAACTAATGCCGGAACCCCATCAGAACAGGGCTGCCCAAGAGGCAGAGCTTGCTGCCGCAAGAGAGAAGCAACAGCGTATTGCGCTGGCTTACCATAGGTTGTTTAGCCGAGAAGGCGCGCGGACTCCAGATCAGCAGATTGTTATGCAAGACATGGAGGAACGCGGCCTGACGAGCAGCGCGGTAATTTCGGCTACATTCACCATTACAGACCCGCCTGCTTCGCCGTTGACCTTTACAGCGCTGACGGTCGGCACGCTGGTTATCTCATGAGCCCGGCAATAACAGCCTACGAGCGGATTAAAGAGGAATACCGCGTAAGGCCGGAGGAAATGCCGTTTGAATGGTATGTAGAAAAGCACCTAGAGAGCGGATTTGTGTTTAGTCGCCCTGATGTATTCTTGGCATGCAGGCCAGTTGTAAGCGATTCCCCTGAACTTATGGTTACGTCATGTGATTATCGTTTCCCGTGGGAGATTTGCGACTGTTGGTATGTCTCTATGCTGGCCGGTAATCTCGCAAGGGCATGGGAGTTCATGCCTTGGTTTCTACCGCTCATGTGCTTCCAGCGCGCTAACGACCCCACTAAGAGCTTGAGATTTTACAAAACAGAGTCATTGCAGAGACTAACGCTAAAGATTAGCAACTTTCAACTTAACTACCATGCAACCGCATAATCCGTTCTGGCCAAAGCACACAATGAAATTCAAGGTTGGCGGCGGCGAGGTTTTCCCAAATCCGCTAAAACCAAAGAAGGGACTAGGTAATCCGCTGATCCCGTTGCAGCAGACTAAGAACGTTTTCACAAAAGGCGATTTCGCTACGGATGAGCAGGTTAGAGCGGCTGAAGCAGAGGCAGCACTAGCGGGAAATCAGGCATTGCCTAACACGCAGGCGGCGGCAATGGCCACACAGATCAACGCGCAACAGGATTTGATTCAGCGCGAGGCGTCAAAAAAGAGCATTCGCAAGACGATATTTGCCGGAGAAACAGGCGGATTCAAACCCTATGGAAGTGCAGCTACCGGCATGTCTGGCAAGGCGTTTTAACCATGAGCGACCAAAAACTAGCTGAAGAGCAAATCAAGGCGTTCGAAGCTGGCGAGGCCAAGCGCAAGGGCAACTGGGATTCCGCGTGGCAGCAGGTCACGAACTACTTTCTTCCGCAGCAGTCGAACGTGCAGACGCAAAAGATGGAAGGCACTACGGGCTGGGCAGATAAACTTTACGATACGACGGCGGTACTCGCGGCCAAGACATTGCGCGCGGGTCAACTCAATTGGCTTACGCCTGCAAACGAACCGTGGGCAGCGTTCGAGCCGCCAGAGGAATTGTCTGCGGCAGGCAAGGAAGATGATAAGGACGAAGCCGCGCAGTGGCTTTCTAATGCGACGGATGTAACGATGCGCGAGCTGGCCAAGTCGAATTTCTATGCGATGGTTTCTATCGACTATTTGCAGTGCGGCACGGTCGGAACTGGGATGTTGTTTTGCGATGAGGGCAAAACCACCACGCTCAACTTTCGCCAGTTCAAGCCGTGGCATTGCACCATTGAAGAGAATGACGAGGGAATCGTTGATACGCTGCGCCGTGAATTCGAACTGACGGCTAGACAGGCTGCGCAGTGGTTCGGCGAGGACGCTCTGAGTAAAAAGATGCAGGACGAACTCAAGAGGAACAGCGACCCCTCTAAGAAGCACAAATTCATTCACGCAATTTTCCCACGCGAGGACAGCAAGCGTTTGCCGGGCCGCAAGGATGGTGCCAACAAGCCGATTGCCAGCGTCTACATTGAACGCGATGCCAAGAACTGCGTTGAGGTCGGCGGATACGATGAAATGCCAATGTTTGTTACGCGCTTTGATGGTTGGGGAACAGATTCAGTTTGGGGATACTCGCCCGCCTTCGATGCCTTGGCTGATGCCCGTCAGGCAAACTACGTAAAACAGTACGGCCATGCGTTGCACGAATTGCAGGCGTATCCCCGTTTTATCGAGCCCGACACTATGGAAGGCGACACAGATTTGCGCCCTGGCGGTCGGACGACGGTCAACGCTGACGATATGGTGCGCGGCGCTGTACCGCGTGAGTGGATGACGGCTGGCCAGTCGAAGGGCTTGCAAGACGACTTGGAAGAGCTGAAAGACGCGATCAACAAGCATTTTTACGTGAACATGTTTACGATGCTAGAGCAACTGGCCGACAAGCGCATGACGGCTTACGAGATCGCGCAGCGCGTAGGTGAGAAGCTAGAGCAGTTCACGCCGATCTTTTACCGCCGTGTGAGCGAATTTTTAAATCCGCTGCTTCGCCGCGTGTTTGGTATTCTGTATCGGGCTGGCAAGTTCGGCCCGGCTCCGCAGTCGCTTATGGTTCCTGTGCCGGGTACGCGCGATGTCTCGCGGCTGGCTCTGCCAGAGATCGCAATCACGAGCCGAATCAGCCTTGCGCTAAAGGCACTGCAAAATGCTGGCATCAATAATACGCTGGCCGGGCTTGAAGGACTGGCGACGGCGCGGCCTGACATCTTCGACAATTTCGACTTGGACAAAGCGGCTCGCGAGTACGCCCGCAATAACGGCGTGCCCCCCGACTTTTTGCGTCCAATCAAGCAGATCAATGAAATCCGCTCACAGCGCGCCCAGCAGCAGGCACAGCAGCAAGCGCTGGCCGATGCCGAAACCGCGTCGAAGGCCGCAAAGAACGTCGGCGGTATGCCGCCCGAGATGCGTCAAGCGGCAATGAGCGCAGCATGAGATTGACATTACTGTAAAGCAGTGCAGTTCTTGAGGCACAATGAGTGAGCCAGAGAATCCGGTTATTGCCGAGTCTATCGGCAAAACCAAGCGTCTGAACAAGGCGTTCCTTAGCGTTTTCGGCGATCCGAAGCGGCGCAGCTCCGATCAGGAGATAGTGCTTGAGCATTTGAAGGAGTGCAGCGGAAAAGACAACCTGATGTTTGGCGGCTCACGAAACATCGAGTTCAACCCTTACGTAGCAGCTCATTTGGATGGCGCGAGGTCCCAATTTCTCATTATCGAGCGGCGCGTTGCGAATGCAATGAAAGAGCCCGATAATAAAACCAAACGGATAGTCAAAAAATAACACAACATGTCTGCCGAAAATGCAGAGGGTAAGCAACCGAAGTTCGAGCGTCTTGAAGACGGCTCTATTGTACGCTGGGTCAAGGGTCAGCCCGTAAAGCTGGCGCAGTACGACGAAGAAGAGGGTGTTCTCACCTATGAAAACGAAGAGGCGCAAGCCAAGTTCGCAGCCAAGATCATCAATCTGGTGGAATTTACCGATGAGGGCAAAACCGCAACAGGCGATCCCATTAAACGCATGACCATCAAAGGTCGTACTGAAGACAAAATTTCACCGAAAGAGCCGCCATGCCCGAAGCCGACGAAGGGTCTCGGCGACAAGTCCAAGCCTGTCGTTGAATGGCGGTTTCGCTGGCGTCCGCAGGAAGCGTATGTTCGCTACGGCGTGCAGCTCGACGGACACGGCGAACCGATCCGCGTCCACGGCATACGCAAGAACATGCTTCAGCGCGAGAACCCCGTCACTGGCCTGCGCGAGTACGTGGAGGAAATTTACGAGAAGGAAGACGGCTTCCTCGCCCTGCGCGGTACGCACCTGACGTTTACCAAAGAGGAAGTTGTTGGCTACGCTGACGGCAGCGACGCCACCAACGAGTACGCACCCGAATCCCAAGATGAATAATCCACGCCATGAGTGAAATCATAACTTCTTCCACTGCTGCCACAGGCAATGCCGACGCTACAACTCAAACGGGTGGCTCTACGAGTTCGGTATCTGCGGCGGCTTTTACTTCGACGGCTTCAACTACTACGGCCACGACCAACACAAGCGGCGCGGTTGAGCCATGGCATAAGGACTGGCTGCATGCTGACGGCTCTGTGAACAACAAGGCGCTCGACCGCCTGCCCGATGACATCAAGCACATCGCTCCTTCGCTGGCCAATGCCCGCAACATCGAGGACGTGATGCGCAAGATTTCAACGCTAAATCTGATGGCTGGAAAGAAAGGGCTCGCCCCGTTGCCCGCTGATGCCCCTGCTGACGCCGTAAAGGCCCGCAATGAGCTGATGCGACAGATTAACGGCGTGCCCGAGAAAGCCGCCGATTACGGCATTACGCGGCCTGATAACGTGCCGCCAGAGATGTGGAACGATGGCTACGTCAACGGAGCGCTCGACATCATGCACAAGTTCAACGCCCCGCCCGAAATGGTGAAGGCGCTTGTTGCACACAACATGCAGACTACTCAAGGACAGCAGGCCCAGCAAGCCGAGGCCGAAAAGGCATTCTTCGCCGATCAGAATAAGGCGGCTGCTGCGATGTTCGTTAAAGACGGCATGTCGGCTGAGAAGGGCTTTGACCTTGCTGCGCGTACAGCCCGACAGCTCGGAATTGATCCTGATGCTGACCCAGAGTTCAAGAGCGCAAAGACGATCTACGCCTTTGCTAAAGTAGCTCAGATGATTGGAGAGCCAAAGCTCGTAACGGGTGAAGGTAAGAACTTGGCCGGTAGCGCTGACCCTGCGTCGCTAGCGCATGACGTGCGGACCAACAAGGCGAATCCGCTCTACGCCGAATATTACAACGGCAATAAGGCCGTAATCGCCAAAGTGCAAGGATGGGAATTTGAAGCGCGTGCGCTCAAGGCGAAGGCAGGTGCGCGATGATTAAGCCTCTACGCGACGTGATTTTTTTTACACCCATTGAACTGCAAGACAAGATCGGTGGCATCTACGTCACCGACACGACCAAGATGGAAAGGAATCAGCGATTCGTGAAGGCGCGTGTTGTGGCGGCTGGGCCTCAGTGCATCGCTAAGGTTGGCGATATGATTCTCGTAACTGAGTGGGCTGATACTAGCAAGATGCAGATTGACGGTTTGGAAGTCTGGAATAAACGTGAACGCGACATAGTTGGGATATGCACATGATTACACAAAAAACACTTAAGGAGTGGGTTAATTATTACCCACTGAGCGGTAATTTCTACTGGCTGAAAGGTAAGAATATTCACAAAATGGCCGGAAGCAAGAACTCACAGGGGTACTATAAAATACGCATTTGTGGTTCGTTAATACCAGCGCATAAACTGGCATGGCTTTATGTCACTGGTAAATGGCCTACAAATGAGATAGATCACAAAGACTGCGATCCATCCAATAATTGTTTCGATAATCTGAGAGAAGCTACGCACGCAGAAAATTGCAGGAATAGACGCAAGCGAAGCGATCTCACTTCGAGATTTAAGGGTGTATCTTGGAAAAAACGGAATAAGAAGTGGTGTGCTCAAATTAAGACATCCGGTAAAGTATACCATCTTGGGCTGTTCCATACGGAGGAGCTTGCGCATCAATCCTATCAGTCAAAAGCGATTCAGTTATTCAAGGAGTTCGCTCGCCTAGTGTGATGTAACCGCAAATACGTTACGCAACTTACGCATTGACAAATCCAGAGCCGGACCTCAATCCGGCTCTGTTCATTTAACCTCAAAGCACACATATCATGTCACAAACTACCGTCTTTAGTCTTAGCAATCGTTGCGATGGCCTCTCACAAATCACCGGCAGCAACGGCGCTCCGACCATTCAGCCGACCTATGCCGCCACCGTTACGATCAATCCTGACCTTGGCATCGTTCAGGAAATTCTAGGCGTCAATGCGACCTCGGCAACCTGTACTGTCTCGGCGGCTGGCGCTGGCAAGCACGGCCAATGCCTCAGGCTGATCCTCGCCGACACGGGCGGCGTTACCTACACGTTTACCGCCACGGCTGGCAATTTCGTCAACACTGGCACGGTCAATCCTGGCACCGGCAAAAAGATCATTGTCGATTTCATCAGCGACGGCACTAACTGGCGCGAGGTCACGCGTACTCGAGTTGCTGGCGCAATTGCCGGTACTGCAACCAATGATTCTGCCGCCGCCGGCCAAGTCGGGGAGTTCGTTCAAACGCTAGTCGCTACTGGCGCGGCCGTCTCGCTCACTACTGCCACCCCGGCTAATGTCGGCAACGTTTCGCTTACCGCTGGCGATTGGGACGTGGAAGCTGGGCTGAATATCAACTTTGGATCGGCCACCACTACGGCCAGTTCTGGCGGCATCAGCGCAACCACTGCAACGCTGCCTACTGATGGCTCTGAGGCTCCGATTGGCGTGCAGATGACCACCACGACAGCCATTGTAGGCCGCGCTCTACAGCGTAAGCGCGTGAGCATCGCTACCACCACCACGATTTACCTTGTGGCCTCTGCTACGTTCTCGGCTGGTACTGCCGCCGCGTGGGGCTGCATCAACGCCCGCCGCGTCCGCTAATCAACATGGATAGCACGTCCAAATTCTTAGATGGAGACGATCTCGTGCTTTATCGAGACGGCCGAAAAATAGAAGGTGCGTATAAGTTCAGGTTAGCTATTTTCGGCCCATGCGCTGAGTCTCCTGATAGGAGAACGGTATTCGACCTCGATTTATTTCAAGGCGAAGTACAAAGGGCTGTCAGCTAATTTGGGTTCGGTTCATAATAGGGGTATTATGGGTCTGCCTGCATCTTAACCGGTGCAGGCTTTTTGTTGGTCAATTCCGGGCAAAGATGTAGGAATACGGTCATAGCTCACCCATCCAAGGATGAGCTACGGTTGAATCAACTCCGTTCAAAGAGAGATGAGGTTTCCGGTATTGGAGCATGTCGTCGGGTGGTAACTTCATTCTTCCCTAGTGCTCCGGCTCACTGGTGATAGCGTTGTTGAGCGTGTGACTAGCTTCGGTTCTATGGCTCAGGACTGCCGCCATAGATTGCTCGCATCGTCGGGTCCTAACCGACCGGTACTTGTTATGGATGTTTCTCCACCTATTGCTAGGCCAAGCCTAACCGTATTTCTACGGAAAGTTGCGTGTCACGCTCAACAACGGCATCACGCAAAGTAATATTAAGCCTAGATGGTGGGCGATGGCATTGTGAGGAGAACAGCGGGAGTTTGTTTTCAACTCAGCATTTCCCTTGCGGGTCGGTAGCTACGCACTTGTTGCTGTTCAGTTGCGCCCCTCACAATGCCATCGACCTTGCCGCGAGGCGATCTAGGCACCGTAAATGAAGGCTCTATGGAGTTTATCCACGAAACAGATGTAACGCATAAGAGGGGTTATTTCCTCTATACTCCACAAGTGGGGGACTTAGATTTCTCTATGGTGCTTTAGTGTTAATCCTTACTAGAGATCATTAACCTGAATGGCAAATAAACTCCATAGAGCCTTCATTATCTGAATCTGTCACCGGGCTGTTTAGGCTCCGTTCGTTCTGTGTGCTCTATCCTGAGCGTTGGTCCACAAAAAAACCGACGGGATGAGAAGCGTCGGTTTTAAGGCAGAATAACTCGCCGAATAACCAGCAAGTCTCATCCTGCTGTTGAGCGAAACCGTGCCGATCTTAGCGGGCTTTGCAAGAACTATTTTCGGAAATATTCTTTACATTACTGTCAAGTTGTGGTGTCTTGTGGGCGAGGCAGGTTAGGACACCCGGCGCAAGCCGATCCGGTAGCCCCCTCAGAATTATTGTTCTGAGTGCCGATCCGCATAGCGGACACCCGGAGTCTCGAACGCTGAACAGTCACGTTTGTTATTCTTACTTCAATGCCTATTCCAAATTTTCCGTCTCAATACGAGACAGCATTCTCGGATCATTTCTGGGAAATTCAGGCTCAGCAAAAGGATCATCGCCTTGCTGGCCTTTACGAAAGCGACACCATCTCGGGCAACCAGAAACGCTATTCGCAGTCCGGCTCTTCGACCTATGCCTTCCGCCAGAAAACGGCGCGTGTGCAGAAAACCGAATGGACCGATCTGCCTTTGGCTGATCGTTGGGTCCGTCCGCGTCCATACGATCTATCGACCGTCATTGACGAGCAGGACAAAATCGCCCTCGGCTCTCTTGGCGATCCGCAAAGCACGATTGTAAAAAATCACGCTATCGCAGCCGCCCGTCTCAAGGATCAGATTCTCATCAACGCCGCGCTCGGCACCGCCTACACCGGCACTCAGGGCACTACTGCCACTACCTTCCTTGCTGCCAATCAGGTTGCGGTGAACCAGGGCGGCGGCGCTAACACCGGCATGACGCTGGCCAAACTCATTCTGGCCTCGTACTACATGGATCGTTACGACGTAGCCGACGATGACCGCATTTTGGTTTATGCGTCCAAGCAGCTCAACAACATGCTGACCAACGTGGACCAGGTGAACAACGCCCTCTACAACAGCATTCAGGCGCTCAAGGACGGTCGAATCAAAGACTTCATGGGCTTCAAGTTCATCCGTACCGAGCTGCTCCCGGTCGTGTCGAATGTCCGCACCTGTGTCGCCTACCAGAAGAGCTATTTGCTCCTCGGCCTCGGCGAAGACCAGAAAACGCACATCGACATTCTCCCTGAGAACTCGCACGCCACGCAAGTCCGCACGGTCTTCTTGGCCGATGCCACCCGCATGGAGGAAAAGGGTTTCGTTTCCATCGCCTGCGATGAGAGCGTGTGAGTGAATAACTCATAATCAAACACTTAACTAAAAGGACAAACTAAAATGGCTTCTTATTACACAGACATCGCCGCAAATCAACGCGACGGCCTCAACTTCCTTGGCGGTGGCATCACCACTCAGCCAGGGCAGATGAACGAGCCCTCCGTCCAGTATGGCACTGCCTCGCGAATCATAGCGGTACATACCATTGCTGGCACGGAAACCTCCGGTGAAACGATCTACATTGCCCGCGTCCCCGCTGGCACCTATGTGGACCCGTCTTCGAACGTCACCAACAACGGCGCTGCTACCACAGCCTTCAATTTCACTGTCGGCGACACCGACACGATTGGCGGCACGGTTTCGGCGGACGTGGATCGTTACAGCGCGAACTTGGAAATCCACACCGCTGTTACTACGACCCCGACGCAGTTCACTGGCGGCGCGATTCTCAATGCGCCCGCTCGCACGACCGATGATGACGTTTGGATCACTGCCACTCTCGGCACGATCACCACGCCGACCGCTGGCGGCAAAATCGTCTTCCGTCTCAACGTCAGCAACACAGTCTAAGTTTCGGTAATTAGGTTTCACTCATGGCGAGCCGGGATGCGCGTTACCGACGTGCTCCCGGCTCTTTTTCTTTACATTACAGTAATCTTATACTAGCAAAAGCCAATGCCGACACCGCTCAATCAACTGGACATCTGTAACTTATCTCTTTCCAGAATCGGCGCTAAGGCGATTTCTTCACTCAGCGACCTCACCAATAAATCCGCAATCGCATGCAATGCGAGCTACACATCGGTACTCACAGAAGTTTCCAGGGCGCATCCTTGGAACTGCCTGATGCGTGCCAGTGTTCTAAGCTCGACACCGCAGACACCGATAACAGCCACGGCTACGATAAGTTCGACTCCTTGGGCACCACTTACGGCTTATGCGGTTGGTGTTTGGGTAACGCTTGGCGCTGGGACATATCAATGTCTGATCGCGCACACTAGCACGGCTAATTTTACCATAGATTTGACTATGGGTTACTGGATGCAGGAAAATCCGCTTACAACCAATATTACAAGCGGTGCTGAATATGCTTCTGGATGGGCCTATCAATACCCGCTTCCGGCTGATTTCCTGCTTTTGGTCGAACTGAATGAAATGGCAGAAGGCCCACAAAACGAATTTGAGATTCAAGGACTGAATCTTTACACAGATGCCGATCAGGCGGTAGTGAAGTACACGGCACTTATCGACGATGCCACGCAGTATGACAGTTTATTCACCAACGCCCTTTCCTTGCGTTTAGCGGCCCCAATTGCTACCGTCTTGAGGCAAGATGGCGGACAGATGGCAGCGGGCTTGAATGCGCTCTATGAGCGAGCATTGGGCGAAGCGCGCACACAAGATGGGAACGAACGTAAATGGAAGCGATACAATCCAATTCAAGACTCCCTTTTTATCAGTTCGCGTTGGTGGTCAACTAACGGATGAAGAGCATGGCTAAATCACTAGAAAATCAGGTTAGCTTTAGCGGAGGCGAGTGGAGCCCGCAGATGGATGCGCGGATTGACCACCCGAAGTACAAGCACGCATGTCGCCGGATGCGGAATATGATTCCGCTAAAAAATGGCGGAGCGACGCGTAGGCCGGGAACTAGGTATATCGGGCAAACCGGAAGCCCGGCCCGATTTATAAGCTTTCAGTATTCAACGACAACCTCATTTCAGATTTCGTTTTCTAACGAGCAAATCCGGTTTTTCTCTAATCGTGTTCCAGTAACATTGGCGTTGGCTGATGTGAGTGCGTGGGTGAGTATGCAGGCGTACACGCCTTACCAGTATGTAAAATCGGTTGGCACCATTTACCGCTGTCTTCTTTCTGTTACGAGTGCAACTGCTCCAGCGTCAGACCCGACGCACTGGCTAGCCGATCCTACGTATGTTATTTCCAGCCCTTATAGTTCTTACGTAAGCGGGGAAGCAAGTTATGATTCGGATGTTTGGACAATTACGCCGTGCCAAATAAACGATGTGGTTTATCTCGCCAGCCCGCGATTTCCGACCTATTCGCTTACACGCCTATCAGATATTAGTTGGCAACTCGCACAGGTGGATTTCTTAGTTCCGCCACTGCTTGACCAGAACATCACGAACACAACGATTGCGGCGAGTGCAACGACAGGATCAGGCATCACGTTGACAGCCTCGGCTCCGGCTTGGGTTACGGCTAAATACTACGTGCCGAGCAACAGCGTTTTGCAGGGCGGATTGCTCTATGCGTGTAAAGTCTCTCACACGTCGGGCACGTTTTCCACCGATCTTGCGGCTGGCAAATGGGAGCAGCAATTTCCGTTTCATTCGACGAATGCTATTGTAGGTTCAACTTACCAACTTTCTTATCTAAAAAACGCATCCTATGTTACGTATGACATCACGGCCAATGGTTCATCTTCTACGCTGCTGACACTTGGCGCATGGGAGGCCAAAACGTTCGGAGTTTGGGTGGGCGACGTCACGGTGCAGCGCTCTTTCGATGGCGGTACGACATGGGATGACGTGCAGGTCGTGACTTCGCGCGAGGACAATAATGCAGCCATTGCAGGTAATGCTACAAAACTGGCGCTGTATCGCGTGACTGTAAGCAACTACGCCGCTCCGGTCACTCCTGGCACAGTAACACCGCGCGTTGTGTTCAGCGTGTTGAATGCCTTCGTGCGTGGACTCGTAAAAATTACAGCTTGGGCTACAACCGTGAGCGTAACGGCTGACGTACTTTCCGATCTAGATTCTACGAGCGCTACCCGGTATTGGTCCGAAGGCGCATGGTCAGCTGTTCGCGGTTATCCACGTGCAGTTACGACCTATCAACAGCGCATGGTTTACGGTGGTTCATCGTATGAACCGCAACGCATTTGGGGCAGTGTAACGAACGATCTTGAAAACTTTGACCGTGGCGACGCTACTAAGGCGACCGACTCCTATGCCTTCGACTTGGCGGCGATTGGGCGTGGGCCAATTCAATGGCTGATTTCGCAGAGCGATTTGTTTGCAGGATTTAGCGGCGCTGAATGGATTATTAATTCCGGGAGTACCGGAAGCTCAGCAATAACTCCAACGTCAATCAATGCGGTTGAGCTTTCATCTTGGGGAAGCGCAGCCAATGTGCAGCCCTACGTTGTCGGAAACGCGGTATTCTACACGCAGCGGCAGGCGCGCACAATCCAGCAGATGCTTTTCAGCGTCTACACTAACAAGTACATGTCATCCGACATGACTGCGTTGAGCGAGCATCTTTTTACGGATGGAATTGCGCAGATCGCCTATCAGCCACGTTATAACAATCAAGGCATGATTTGGATAATAACAAAAACGGGTGCGCTACTTTCGATGACGTATAGTTTGGAGCAGGAAGTTTTCGGCTGGGCTCGTCATGATACAGTTTCAGGTATATTTGAAAGCGTGGCAGTTGTACAGGGCAGTGGTACGGATGATGATGAGGTTTGGGTGATTGTTCGACGCGATCAGCCGTCATCTGATCCTTTGCGCTATGTGGAATTGATTGATCCAGTATTGACCGACGAGTTTGTATCTTCGTATGTGGATAGTTCGTTTCATCAGACCGGAACGCTCTCTAATGTCATTGGTAGCCTAAGCCACTTAGAGGGGAAGTCCGTGGTTGGAACGATCAGCGGGAACATTACCTTTGGTCCTCTTACTGTAAGTGGCGGTGCGATCACGATTCCAAATTACACGGCAAATGGAGAGACTGTGTGGGTCGGACTACCGATCAGCTACGAGTTGCAACCTATGCGCTTAGACCAAGACGCGCGAATTGGCGGAACTCAAGGGCTTGTTAAAATCATATCAGATATTTACCTACGCTTGCTTAATTCGTTGGGCGGTAAAATATCTGACGGTGTGGATGAAACACCGATTGAGTACCGCGATCCGCTTGTGCCACTCGGGCAAGGTCCGGCGCTGTTCACGGGGGAAACCCGCATTCCGCCTTTCAGCGACTATTCAACCGATCCAGTCTATATCATCAAAGGCGAGGACGCTTTGCCGCTGACAGTTCTTGCAATTATTCTCAAATACGAAATATCTGGCACACCATGATTACAGTAAGAAAAGCTGATTTAGAGCAGTTTTTTCCGACGCTTGAGAAGTGGCTCAAGCGGCACAACAGCGCGGAAGTTCCGAAGGCTATCATTGATGAAATCTACGTGGCGGAGTCCGGCGGCGTCGAGATTGCCAGCCTTTGCCTTTACGTTTGCCGCAATGGGCGAATCGCTGTTGCTGAATGGCTCGTGAGTAATCCTATGGTCTGCCACTCGCGCGATTTGGTGCAGGCAGTTCACGCGCTTTACGCGCATGTTGAAAACGAGGCGCGGGCGGCTGGTTGCACGGCAATGATCGGCTGGGTTGAACCGGGCAAGGGCGAAGAGCATATTGTTTTAAAACGAGGCTTCAAAACCTCAGATCAGGGGGCGCACAAGTTGTACGCCAAACCACTTTACGGAGAAATCTAACTATGCCAGCTGTCGCGATTGTGGGTATAGCTCTAACTATAGGATCAATGGCAATGCAGGCCAAAGCGGCCAGCGATGCCAAAAAGCTTGCGCTCAAAACCGGCAATCAGAACCAGCAGATTGACGAGCAGGGCGTGCGGCAGCTCGAAATCAACACAGAGGCCAACATTCGTGCCGAGCGAAAGGAGAATGACGTTTACATTTCGCGTCAGCAGGCGGCCTACTCGGCAAGCGGCGTTTTGTCTTCAGGCTCTCCGCTCGACGTTGAGGCTACGACCGCAGGGCGATTGGAGCAGGCAGTTCAGCAACGGTGGATTGATTCGCAGGTGCAGGCGACTAACATGCGAATTCAGGGCGCTATGGGGCGTGAATACGCGGGCGCACAGGCAAGCGCGATTCAGACTCAGGCCAACATTGCAATGCTCAAGGGCGGTGCGCAACTCGCCTCGCAGGCTTACGGCGCATACCAGTCGGGCGCTTTCAGTTCTGCGCCGAAAACTGAGACCTCGTTTCCAGCATCTTCAACCGTGAGAACTGACTACATCGCTTAACATGGCTATCGCAACAGTTCCAGGCTCCGAAATGATCCAAACGCCCGGCATGGGCGTGAAGCGGAACTTTGCTGCGCTGAACGTGGCGAATGAAGCGCGTGCCCAGATGGGCGAAGCCGTTGCTCAGGTTGGCCAAGCGGTCGGCGAGTTCAGTCAGAAATTGCAGGCGGCTAAAAACTACGGCATCGCTGCTGATGCGTCGCGCCAGATGCAACAGGCGTGGGGCGATTTCGTGCAATCGCGCGAAGGGCGAGACGACGAAGACAATTGGGTTGGCGAGTGGAAAGAGAAAGCACAGTCGCTCAAGTCGAGCGTCTACGAACAACACGCCGTTGGCCCAGCGCTCAAACGGCAACTAGAGCAGAATTTCAAGGACTGGGAGCAGACCAACGCCATCGAAACGAGCACGATTGCGAACAAGAAGGCCATCCGCACGGCGAACCTGCGCGTTGACGAGGCTATCAATGAAGCGGCTAAGACAGGCCAGCCAGAGGCCGCAGATTCGCAGATTCGCGAGTTGATTAACGGCAAGGTAAAGGCGGGACTTATCGCTCCGCAGTTGGGTAAAGCGGAATTACAGGCCGCGCTCAATAAAGTAGATGAGTACGGCGCACGAAACTACATCGCAAGTAATCCGGCTGGTGCTGTCGATTATCTCAAAGACAACAAGAACTTTTCGCGGCTCGATCCTGACCAACGATTCCGACTCATGACAGCAGCGCGTGAAAGGATGCACCAATACCAGAGCGATAACGCGATGGAGATCATGACGACAGCTCCGACTGACGATGAACTTTCGATGCAGGTAAAAAGCGGTATCATAAGCGAACGCGGTGCAAAGCAGATTCGTATTTATCGCGACAAGGCGAACTATGACAGCGCTCGGGCCAATGCCGGTGAGATCGGCGGCGACATCGCCGACTACGCGCCCGACTACGACAAAGATCAGCAGCAATTTAACGAACTGAAGGTTCGCATCAAGGCGCTACCCGATTTCATGGACCGTTACAAAAACAGTCTGATGAACCGCCTGACTAAGAAAACGAAGGAAGGCGCGGGCGGTGACGACGGCTACAAGGTCATTAACGACATGTACCAACAGAAACTTTTTGGCGACTGGATGACTTTTGACGAGAAAGCGAAAAAGAATGTGCATGACCCGGCAGGATGGAAAAAAGCCAATGACACGCGCTGGGCCATTCAAGACGAGCTTGAGCAGTGGCGGCAGGAACACCCGACAGCCAGCCGCTCAGAAGAACGCGACCAGGTTTTCAAGATTTCGCAGAAGCATTTTGACGGAAAGGCTACGCAGGCTGTATTTGATGGGCTAACCCAAGAAACGAAATGATGGAAACGCCCTCAGTAGCCTCTAGCGATCCGAGAAACCCGCCTGAAATCGAATTTGACCGACTACACAGTCTCTTTCAGGGGGTCGATAAGTTTGACTCGGCATTACCAGAGCAATCGCGCAAAGCGATTGAGCCTGTGCTCAAGATCAGCATTGATCCGAATGGGCAACGTCAGCGCATCGCCAATCAGCTACTTTTAGCTAATCGCTATAAGCGACCCGTATCGGAGATTACGCAGAACTACCCGGCCTTTCGTGATGACTACGCGAAAAAGATGTTCGGAAAGGAAACGGTAAGTGATGGCGATTTTTATGGCAGCGCAGCCGGATTACTGAACAACGAAAAAGATGAACGTGTCATGCTGGGCGACATCCAAGCTGATATTTATAACAGTGCGATTGAAGGAAAGCCTGTTGCCGACTACTGGACAAGGAAGCAGCCGGAAATCAGCAGAATCAAAGGCTACAACGCCGCGCATCTCGATTTTTACCACCAGCACGTTCAAGACGTGTTTAGCTATGTTCAGCGCGAGGGCGAACGACTCGAGGAGCCGATTGCAACGGTCAAGGATTACTTGACGCTTGCTCAAGGCGCTTCGCCGTCTGGCCAGCTTGGGCTTACGCCGAATGTTTCGCGTGAAATCGCGCCCGCTGCTTTCGATCTCGCGCAGGCACGCCGCGCAGCCATGAACGCGCTAGCCTCACTTCCGGCCGATCAGCAGGACTTCGCACTTGCGATGGCCGCACGCGGAATGCAGCCAAAGGCGACCGACGAAAAGGCCGCACGCAGACTAGAACGCGGAACGGCTGAGTTTGTAAATGAAGCGATTGGGTTTTTTCGCGAAAACTTTACGATTGCGGGAAGTGAAGCGGAGCAGCAAGTAATCGAGCAGGATTACGCAGCCGGATTGTCGATGCGTAAGGCTGAGCGTAAGCTAAACGATTTCGTTACAGGAAAAGTTGATCCGCTAACATCTACGTCATGGGCAGGCCGGGCCGCGTTGAATACGGTCGAAGGCTTACCTAAGCTCGCCGCCATGTTTACCGGGCCGGGCATAGCGCTGAATTTAGCGGCAACGCAAAATCAGATTCAGGGGCAATTTGAAGATCGCGGAATTTCCCCTGAGAAATCCAAGAATTTAGCCATTGCCGCCGCCGTTCCGATTACAGCGCTTCAGTTCGTCACCACGAAAATGGTAACGGGAAAAGTCCCAGGGATGGATAAATGGATTTCTAGCCTAGGCTCGCGCATTACCAGGACGATGGCGCTAGGCGCAGCAGAAACGGGCGTCATCGGCGCTTCTACGCTCGTGCAAATGGAGATTCCAAACGCCTTTCAGCAGATCACGGCCAGTCTTGACGATGCCGTGCCAGATGTTGACTGGAAGCACGAGTTTTCCGGGCTGAAAGATGCCGCGCCTGATATTTTTGGCCAGATGCTTCCATTGATTTTGGTCGGTACTGCGGTTGGCTCATTCAAGAATGAGGTTTACGGTAAGAATATGGTGGGGAATCGCACGGTTCTCGAAGCGATGGGGCACAAGCCAGAGACGATTGAAGCCGTATTTGACGCGCTGACGCTCAAAGAGAAAGAGGCGATTTTGCAGGCGAATCACGCGAATCGTGAAATCGGAACGCCTACGCAAAAGGACGCGATAATCAAACTCCAGACTGAATCCGTTGTTAAGCCAACTGAGAACCCAGACTTTTCCCGCTATCAGGAAATTCAGGCATGGATGCGTGAGCATATCACACAGGCATCGAAAGAAAACACGCCAATCGACACGCCTGAATATCAGGCAATGTGGGCAGAGAGCGAAGGCATTAAAAATCGTAACGGCGGAATGCCGCCTGGTCAAACTACTGCTGCTCCTACCGTGAGCAAGAGCGATGATGGCACGTTCACCGTTACAAAGCCAACCGGCGAAATCGTCGCACAGGCGAATACACCCGAGATGGCCGCAAAGGCTGTCCGCGATAGCGTCGAGCGTGAAACCACTAGCATCAAGAACGCCAAGGCAAACGAAATGCGGGCCAAGGAGGGTTTGCCGCCGCTCAATGAGCATGATATTCTTACCGACAAGGCCGCATTTGATGAAGCGAAGCGCACACTTGAAAACGACCCGGAGGCCGGTCAACGTCTAGTTGAGCGCATCGAAAAAGGCCACGTTCCGAACGGCCAAGAAATGACATTACTTCAGGTTGAAGCTGCACGGCTGGCTAGCGAAATCGACGCGGCGAATACGCGTCTAAACAAGGCCAGCGGGGAATCGGAAATAACCACCGCGCAGCAAGACCTCAACCGACTTCTTGACAGCTATCAGCGCTTGACCGATGCAAGCAAGTCGAGCGGAACTGACGTTGCGCAGGCTTTGCAGAAGCGTAAAATGGAGATCACTCGCGATTTCTCGCTTGCCGAAATGACCCGTAAGGCGACTGAAGCACTTGGAAAGAAGCCGTCAAAAGAGCAGCTCCAAGAAATTCAGGCACTCCAAAAGAAACATGCCGAATTACAGCGGGCCTACGACAATTACAAATCTCGCATGAGTGAACTTCTCATGTCGGATGAGCCAGCATCGGTGCGCGTTCCACGTGGCAATCCTCCGGGAAAGTTCAAAGCGTACTTTTCGGAAAGAGCGGACGCAGCGAAGGCGCGTATTTCCGCACGTCTTGAAAAGATTGTCGCGGCTGGTGTGGTCGAAGGTGAAGGTGTCAGCAGCCTATTGAGCGCCGATAATTTGGCTGACCTAGCCGTTGTAGGTGCAGACTACATTATCAAGTTCGGCTCTGATTTTGGCGATTTCAGCAAGCGGATGATGGCTGATTTTGGCGACAAGTTTAAGGACAAGCTTACGCCGCATCTAGCGAAGATTTATGACTCGGCGAAAGAAATGGTGACGACACAACGCAGGCTGATTGCAGCCGAGGCGGCGGCTGATCGTCAGATTGCATTGCTTGAAGAGCAGATCAAAAATGAAGCCCCTTTTTCTCCATCGAAAACGGAGGTACCGACTAACGCAAAGATTGAAGCTAAACGCGCTCGCGTGGCAGAGCTTAAATACATTCGCGACAACATACGCGACATGCTTCAGCCCAAAGAGCCCATCACCAAAGAATCGACGGCAAACAAGGCATTCAAGACACGCACCGAAAAGCGCATCGCCGAACTTGAAAAGAAGATAGCCGAAAACGACTTCACGAAGAAGGAGCGCACGCCGCTGCATCTCGACGAAGAGGCCAACTTACTTCAGGCCAAAAAAGAGCGCGTCGAACAGGAGTATTACGACCGCCTTGCGAAATGGGAATACGACCAAAAAGGCGCTGTAGCTAAATTTGGCGAAAATGTGCTGAATGTCTATGACGCAGCTCGCGCAATAAAGACGACTGGCGAGGTATCTTTCATTCTGCGTCAAGGGCTGATGGCTACTGTTTCGCATCCCGTTATGGTAGCGAAACAACTACCGGCTGCGTTCAAGGCTTTCATTGGTACGCCAGAAAAAGCGCACGCCATCAATCTCGCGATTTTAAATCATCCCGACATGCCGCTTGCCCAAAAGGCAAAGCTTCACATTTTGAAGCCAGGCCAAGGATTAACAGCGCGGGAGGAAATGTTTGCAGCAAAGATGGTCGGCAAGATTCCTGTTGTTCACCGCTTCGAGCAGATGGCTACTGTTTTCCTGAACGCGACGCGCTTTGAACTCTGGCAGGCCATGCGGGCCGGTAGCAGCCAATCTAAGCCCGTTCTGGAGCATATTTCGGCCTACGTGAACGAATCTACCGGGCGAGGTAGTTTAGGCCGATTTGAGGGTGCAGCGGTACCTCTAGCACGTCTGCTGTTCTCACCGCGCTTCCTGATGAGCCGTATTCAGTACGCAACCGGGCATTCGCTTTGGCGTGGCGACGCTGAATCGCGGCGCATCATCGCCAAAGAGTATGCGCGCACGTTGGTAGGCCTTACCGCCTATTACGCCGCGCAATCGCTGTATTTTAGTGCGACATCGGACAGCGAAGAAACAAAGCCGACAATTGGCGCTGATCCGACTTCTTCCGACTTTGGCAAAATTGTAATTGGCAACGCTCGGCTTGATCCAATCGCCGGGTTAGCGCAGGTCATCGTTTTTATGTCGCGCTCGATTCTCGGGAAAACGACTAGCATCAGCGGAAAAACTAAAGAGGCTCCGATTGGCGGTGATGAGTGGGCAAAAATAGCAATGCGGTTTGCGCGCTCGAAGGCTCATCCCGTTATTGGCTCTGCGCTGAATCTTGCAATTGGCAAAGACCTCGGCGGAGATGATGTAGATATTTTCAAAGAGACCGCTCAATATCTCTATCCGATCACATACCCTGATATTTATCAGGCTTTTGAAGAGCAGAATATCCCAACGGCTTCAGCAATGGCTATACTCGCATTTCTTGGAGAAGGGTTACAGTCATACACCAAGCAAGACAAAGACACGGCATCGTTTTTTGAGAAGCTGACCGGCAAGAAAACCGAAGAGCAGAAAAAGCAGCCTTGAACCTTTACAAATCATAGCCTTAACAATAACAAGGAAATACAATGAGCTTATCCAATACGACTGCCCAAGTCGGGCCTTACACAATCGCCAGCTTTCCGGCTACCCTAGCAGTTTCATTTCCGTTCGCGATTGGAACTGACTTGCTAGTACAGAGCCTTGGAACCTCGCTAACGCCCAATGATCCGCCTGTTACACTCACCTACAACTCTGATTATACGGTTACTGGTGGCGGCTTCAATTCAGCCAATGCCATGCTTACAGGCTCAGTTGTTTGCGTCGGCACGGGAGCCCATCTAGTGGAGGTCGGTGAACGTATCGTTATTACTCTAGCGACACCAGAAACGCAGCTCACTAGTTTTCAACTTACAGGTCTTCTTACAGTGCCGATGATTGAGCGGGCATTCGATAAGCTGACCAACATCACAAAGACGATTTCAGAAGGGCTCAAGCGCACGCTTCGCGTTCCTGCATCAACGACTTCTCTTAACGAGATAGATACCTCGCCGTTTAAAAGCATGGTACTTGGATTTGATGCGAACATGCAGCCTACCCCGTATGCTCCAACGCCTGGGGCTGCTATGCCTGTTGCCACATCAAGCACGGTAGGATCTGTAAAGCCTGACAATTCCACGACGATTGTAAGTGCATCGGGTGTGCTTTCAGCGCCTAGCGGAACGCGCATTGCAAGCGTAGCTGACTTAAAGCTGGTGGATTACTCAGCATTCCCGGATAACACGCCAATCGAGCTTCTTGGCTACTACGCCGCAGGCGACGGCGGCGGGCAGAAACTCTACATTGACAAGGCCGATACGACTACGGCGGATGATGGCGTGTTTACCTTTGTAGCGTCGGACGGGACTCGCATTAAAGCAGTGGATACTTCGTCGGTTACGCTCTGGCAGGCTGGCGCATTTTCAAGTTCATCCGACTGCACGGCGCGTGCGCAGGCCGCGCTTAACGCATGTAAAAGCGTAATCATCCCTCCGGGCGTTTTTATCGTAGATGGCCTTACTGGCGGACTTAGCGGGCAAACCATTTCTGGCGTTGGAACCTTGAAGCTGAAAGCGGCTTCAGCTGCTGATGAAATCGTCAATGTAAACGCGAAGACAGACATAGTGATTCACGGCGTTACATTTGACGGGAATAACGGTGCGCATGGCGCGTGGACTGAAGCGAGGGACTGCGTAAAAATTACAAGTTGCCAGCGGGTGCTTTTTGACGGCGTAACATTTAAAGGCATCACAAACGACGGTATTTATATACAGTCTGTCACCACAGCTACGACAGACGTAAAGGTTTTGGGTTGCCATTTCTACGGAGCCAATGACAACCGAAATGGAATCTCGATTATTTACGCTAAACGAGTTTCAATTACAGGGTGCCAATTTACAGGCATGTCCCGGTCTAATATGCCCGGTGCAATCGACCTAGAACCGAATTTGAATTATGAGATTGTCGAAGATGTCGCCATATCCGGCAATACCTTCACGGATTGCAGGACGGCCGTACTTGGCTATAACGGAGTTACCGCAACTTGCAGGAACATTTCGGTAGGTATTAACACGGTAACGACACCAACCCTCAACCATAGCGCGAACTATGGATATTATTTTGATGGATTTACCAATGTGTCGATTAGTGGTGGAGTCATTGATGACGTTTACAATTCCGCATGGTTTGATAATTGCGCAGTCGTTTCAATTTCCGGCCTAACTGTAACAAATTGGACAGCGGGCGGGTTTGGGATCAAGTTCGAGGATGGAAACACGGATTGCCATGCAATTTACCAAGCTAAAGGGCCTGACGGTAACTATATCTCTATTGTAGCGGGGGCCGAGGTCGTTCATGCTGTTCAGGTAGATGGATCGTGGAGATTTGGAGCTACAAGTCTAGTTTCTTACTGGGATATGGGCCTGCGTCCGGCATACGATCAATCTCACGCATTGGGAGCGCCAACGTATAGATGGGGTAATTTATATGTAGATGACGGATTTCTTGCAAGCCTTGTACTTTCGTCGTTGCCCACGTATGCAGATAATGCAGCAGCAGTAACTGCGGGCTGGCCAGTCAATAAGCTATATAAAACATCGACTGGCCAGGTAATGATTAGATACTAGCATGAGCACCACCGACGCATCCAAACTACGTTTTACGCTTATCGCGGCATTGATTCTCCCGTCTGGCTGCAACGCTCCGCAATGGCGAGTGTTCCAGTCGAAGGTGCCTGCGCCGTTGGCAAAGCCTGCGATTCAGGTCGAGGCAGAGCGGGCGTCGGCTGACTTGGTAGCGCGCACTGTAACGGCCCCATCCGAGATCATCCCGGTCGCCCAGAAGCTATCATATAGCCTTGGCGCGCCCGAGCATCCAATCACACAGGCTAACCAAGCAAATGCCGCAAAACAGGCCGTAACGAGCCTTACGATGGGAATTGTCGAAGCGCAGCAACTTCGTGATGGCCTAAACGACAAGCTTGCCAAGTACGACGGCAAGAAAATCGAAGGAACGGGAGTCAATCTGTTCGGATTTGCGGTATCGCTTCCAGTGCTCGGGCTGATCGTGCTGGCTATATTCTGTCCCGGCGTACTCCTATGGCTTCTGGCAAATAGTCGAGGCGCACTGATTGCTACGATTAAAGGCATCCAATCATTCAAGGCCTTCAACCCGTCCGCTTCTATTTCACTTAACTCCGCGCTGGACTCGGCTCAGGATGCGGCACACAAAGCATTGGTAAAAAAACTGAAGGCGAAATTATGAGTGCACAACGCAACAGCCTAAACGGGCGAACGAAGGCCGCTGAGTATATCGAGCCGCCCGTTGTGTCTGCTACGGGTGACACCGAAATCAAAACTACGCCCAAAGTAATCGGGGCTCTGATAGTCGGATGCGTCACGGCGGCAATCATGTGGGTTACGCTCTCTCTGAACGTCTCAGCACACGGCGCAAGGATAGGGCAGGCTGAGGGCGACGTTGTGGAGTTGAAGCGTGGATCAGCAAACTCCAGCCGTCAGATTGAGAAGCTTGACGATAGAACGGCCTCGCTTGAGGCATGGCGGAAAGAAATGGAGCAGCAACGGGCAGACATTCGCGCCATACGCGCAATGCTCGAAGCACAGGCGAAGCAACAGAAACCTTAGTGAATCCACATCCCGTGCGGTCGGTTTGAATTGTAAAACTGGATGCCTCTTTCAGCGTCGCGTTTTAATTCCTCCATTCCAACCCATTTTTTCTTTTCAACGATAAGTTTATTACCGTGAGTTTTGACGCCGACTCTCCTATTCAATTTTGCTGCTGATGTTGCTGCGCCGATGGTTCCCATGATGATTTAGTTGTGTTGATTGTTATTTGTGCTGCGCGTAAAAGCATTGGCCGATTATTCCGATGGTTGCCGTTGTCATGAGTTGCTGAGGCGTGAACTTGAGCACGCGCCATCCGAGCACGGCGGCTGAGTTGAACTTTTCCATTGAAGCGATGATACCGCTGCCTGTTGAGTGCCGTCCTTTCTTCCAGATTCCGCCGTCAACTTCGAGGGCGAGCTTGTACTCAGGCCATGCGAAATCGAATGCCCATTTGCGCTCAGGGTTGAATCTGAGTTCCTCGACCGGCCGAGGCAGGCCCATCGAAATGCAGAGCGGGCCGAACATTGGATACCGCTGCTTAGTCATAGTGCGGTCTCTCCATAGATTTGTTTGTAAATTTCCATGTGTGCTATCGTGCGTTTACGTTCGTAGTCTACGCGCTCCTTTTCAGTAACGGGAGCAAAGTCAGGCAGCTCATCGTGCTCATTGTCCCACTTCGCCTTTGCTCGCAGGTATTGCTTAAACAGCTCTATCTCGTGCCTATCGTTATCGGTTAACTTTACTGTGCTCATACCGCCCATCCTTTCGCTTTTAGCTCGCTAGCCTGCTTAATCAGATCATCTAGCGATGGGTGGCGATCTGCGAAACTATCTCCATCAATAGCCGGTGCGCGTTTCGACAGCCATACTCCAATTCGCTGCGGCCCGCTTTGTACTATCTCAGCGCGTAAAAACATCGCATGGGCTGCAAGTACTAGCTTGGTAAGTTGGTCAAAGTCGTAGGTTGAGAATCCGCCTTGATACACCGTGAAGTACGCAGCGTCATTAAATCGTTTCTCCTGCTTGCTAACATGGTTCCATCCGCAAAATGCGTGATTCACCACGACGTTGAAACGCTCTTCGATTGTAAGTGTGTTCATCGGTTCGTCTCTCCTTTCGCGTCGGCTTTCGGGGCGATGGCCTGCTTGTTGGTTAGTTCGATAAAGTTAGCTAACGACTCGTCTGGATTTAGGAGCAGCCTTGAGCGTGGCACCTCGGCCAAGATAAACTTTGCGAACATTTCGCATTTACTGCGCAGCGTCGCGATCTCGTCGGCCTGCCGAAATAATTCCTTGTCGATGCAGGTTAGACAGACGTATCCGCCCATGTTGTCGTTGCGCAACGGCGTGTGCTTGTCCTGTCCGCAGACCGCGCAGCAGGTGTGCTGCGTTGAGTGGTAGGTAGCAGACGCCATCTTGGCCTCGGCGGATTCGGCGCGCTTTGTTAAATATTCGTCGCGCTCAGCGTAATTACGCAACGATGAACGGTGCATTTCATCGTCAAACTTAAGTTCAGCAATCCGCCTGTCCTTTTCGGCCAGTCGATCTACCTGCTGCTTATTGATAACCAACGCAGCTTCTACGCTCTGATTCGCAAGGCGCGTCTTTTGCTGTTCATCGCTGAGTTGTTGTTGCAGCGCGGCTAGTTCGTCCGCTACAGTGGCGGGCGTGAGTGCAATAGCGTCACGCAACATGTCTTGTGTTGTTTCGCAAAATCTATTTCGGAAGTCGTAAATATAGTTCAGCGCCTCTTTCTGCTTCGCGCAGATCGTTCGAAGGGCACTAGCTTCTAATGCTATGTCAATAAGCGGATCACTGGAGTTTTTTAGTTCATCGTACTGACGATCCTTTTCCGCCGCCACCTGCTCGACGTGCGCCGTGATTAGCGCGACGGCTTCTTCATGGGTTAATTTATCGCGAATTTCTCCGTTGTCGGATATTCCTTCGCGTATTTTATCAACGATCTGCTCTGCTGTTTGTTTGCTCATGACATTGCCTTTATTTTGGCGATTGGTGGTTAAGGTATTGGCATTTCCTGAATGTAGTCAGGAACGCTTATCGGCGTGATTTCATCGCTTGATCCTGGCCAAACGCCAGAGTCATAGCACTGTTTCAGCCGTGCGAGATCGGACATGATGTGACGGCGAGCAACGTCTAGCGTGATTTCGTCGGGTTCCCTCACCTCAACTTGGTGCGGCTCCTCCTTTTCAATGACGACGAACAGGAATCGAGGGAATGGACCTCCCAGATTTGCCGCCTCTTGCGTGACGATGCGATAAAACGCAGCCTGTTTCCAGTAGTTGAACTTCAGGAATTGGCGGTTGAAGTTGCTCAGGTGGTCAATCGTCTTCACGTCTACAATGAGCGGCCTGCCGTACTTGTCTAGCGTGTCATCAAACCAGTCTAGGCGGCTCTGTATGTCGAAAGAGGCCATCTTGACCCTTGCGACTATTTCAGGCGTTCCTTTTTCAAACAGACGGGCGGCTACGGGCTTTGCACGGATCGCCTTCGTCATCTTCCACGCTAAGTCTAGGTCTTCTTCGGAGATTACGGACTTCCCTGCGTTTTTGCTGGCGAACGCTTCGGCGTCTGCCTTGCCTTGTTTCGTGCGGCGGTCGAATGAAGGCGACACACAGAATCTCTCTGCGAAGGCCGATTCACCTTCGAGCGTGAGGCAGTGAAAGGCTTCCCCGAAAGACATCGCCTCAGACTGGATGTTTTCCTTGGCGGCTTCTTTACTGATGTGTCTGCGGTAGTAGAGAAGCGGAAGGTTTGGCGCTGAGAAATCTGCCAGCCGATGGGAACTGACGCCCTCGGTGGCGTGATATTTCGCGCTAGATTCGTTTCGGATTAGGCCGTATGCGGTGCTCATGATTTGGCCTTGCTTGCTTCGATGTCGGCGCGGATCTGTTCGTCACCTTGGAATAAATCTTCAGTGACAGGCAGTGTTTCCAGCTTTGGAGCGTCGAGCGCGGAAAGCCTTTCGACTGGCGCGGGCGGCGTAACGTTGCGCGGTTCAGGCGGAATATCCCGCGCCTCCTCAGAGGCCATGCAGCCCTTGAGGACGTCGCTAAATCCATCGCGCAAGGCCCAGCTACGGGCACGCATCAAGAGCATGCGCTGAGGGTAGGAAGTCCATGGGCCAGCCTTACCCCACAATCCCGCTTTCCTTGCGTCATCAATTGAGAACGTGCGGATAATCGGCTCAGAGTTACCGCGCCGTTTCACCGTCACGCGAGCGAAGGTAGGCTGAATATCGTCCTTGTAGTCTTCGAGGAGGCCGGACGCGTCAACGATTGCCTTCATGGCATCGCCCCAAATCGAGGGACGGCCATTGATGACAGCGATTGAACTAAGTGCGGTCATTGGAGGAAGGCCAAGTTCTGCACCGAACTGCATGGCGACTAGAACGGCCTGAGGCGTTTTGAAATCCTTTGGAGCCCAGCCGCCATCAATTACGGCTTTAGCGAAGATCAGCGCTTGCTCCATGGTCTGGAGCGCTACGCCGTTTTGGCCAAAGTGCATTAGTGACGATTGTTTGGGTGCTCCAGCGATTGGGATGGTAGGCGTTTCGTTATTCATAGGTAAAAACTCAGTCCGTTAAACGGAAAATTAAAAGAAACAGTAAAGAAAGAGGGAGGATGGGAGGGAGATGGTAAAAAAGTCAACATTCAAGTTCTCCGAATGCAACTTTTATTGCAAGTGCTTCACCGAGTTTAGCAAGTGTGCTGTATTGAGGGTTGCCCATTCCATTTTCTATCTTGGAAAGATTGCCTTTGGATATGTCTGCTTGCTTGGCCAGGGCAGGAAGAGACATATTGCGCAGATGGCGAACGGCGCGAATGTAAGCGCCGAGTTTGGCTGTGTTTTTCATAGGTTAAATTATGCCTCAGATTACGCGCTGAGGCTCCGCGTTTACTGATTACGTGCTGAACGAATAGCCTGTTTTAGGCACGGCAATCGAAGGTAAGATTACATTCTATTGATCCGTCACCTTTCGGCACGAGGACAGTCTCGTTTACGTCTGATGCTCGAATTGTTCCTACTCCTGGAAGATGCACTACAGCACCAGATTTAAACCAGTTTTGCACTATGTCAATTATAGCGTCTCTTGCTGAATACCTCGTTAGGATTGGCTCATTTTGGCACATATATGGAGGTTGCAGAGTAGCGCCGCCGATTTGGAGGCCTACGGATTTACTTTGTTTGGTTTTGTTTTTCATGGGATGAAAATTACTGTGTTGGTTTATTCTTCGTTAAAACGGTTCCGTCGTTGGCGACAATGGCGTTTTTATCGACGTAGTACGTGGTGTACTTGCCGTTTAGCAGTACTTCAACGCTAACTGGCTTTGTCTTGGCGTCTATTTCATCTCGCAGCCTATCTACGCGCTTTTCTATCTGGCGCACGATTAAGGCGAGCAGGACGATAAGGATCAGGAGTAGGAATGATGCAATCATGGTTATCTATTATCACCAAGCGATTTTACTTTGATTAGTTCGTTAAGGTATTCGTCACAGCGTTTCTGCGCGTCTGCCCGCATGGCATCCTTGAATGCTCCGACTAGATCAACCATATTCTGTTTTACTACTTTATCAAATTCCTCGCCAGCGATCCTTTTGAATAAGAATTCATGCCTTGGATGCGTACCCCAACCGCGAGGATCAGGTTTCCCTTTTTCGTCAACTTTCTCCATCCAATAGTCGCGCGCACGAACAGCAATGGCGGCGCGTATAGTTGTCGGATCGCCAACTTTATCACCAAAAATATCAACTGGGATAATCTCCTTGGATAGGATGCGCTCCATTTCTTCTGATAGCGCCGAGTCAACGCAGGCATTAAGCTTTTCCTTTACTAGTTTTTCTATGCGGGCGTTTATTTCTTTTCTGGCAATATCGCCTAAATCGCTATCGTCCGCGTATTGGTCTGCTAGTTTTGTTGCGGCAAGATTTAGAATCTCTTCGCGTGTAATATTGAATGGGTTTTCGTTTTTCATGTGGTTATTTTTGGTTATTGTTAAGTAGTCGGTGTGCGTTGAGGATGCGAGCCATCTGCTGCATTGCCCAGCCGGTCGGCCTTCTACCTGCATACCAGCCGTTGACCGTGCGGACAGATGCACCAGTCGCGCGAGCTAGTTCCTTGGCCGTAAATCCGGTTTCTTGGCGGAATAGGTGCATGCCAATTCTCGTATGAAGCGGATTACCGCCATCGTCGGTGAAAATCGGACGCTTAACTCCAATTGTTTTGATTATCATGGTTATTGTCTTCTAGGTTTTTGTTGAAAGGTATGCTAACGAGCACGCCAGCAATTAGGCCGATGCAGAACGATAGGAAAAGGCAGGCTACGAAGTAGCTGGCCGGGATGTGGAGGGTTGGCGACGATAGCATTTGATTATTTATTATTGCGTTCAAGAATTGCGCCATTCCGTAGAGTGTTATCGGCAAGCTTTAAGAATTCAGGCAACGAGTGTATCCTACGATACTCTTTATTTACGATAAACGCAACGCAATCTCCTTCAATTGAGATTACATCGCAAATTGATTTCGGCACAACGGAGCCGATTCTGCTAAGAGGATCAATATATATTGATCCTGGTTTTACGAATCGATCCCCGCTGATGGGTATATAGTCGGCTGGAAGTGTCGTGCATTGGCTCATAGTGCGGATTCTTGTAGGAATTTAAGTTGATATGGAGTAGGCGAGTGCTCAGCGCCGGTTTCGGCGTTGACGCACTCGTGAAGGTCTAGGCAAATCTGACCAGAGAATTGGCCAGCGTGGTTAACGGGGCATCCGATTGCGTCTGCCATGCTCTCGGCGGAGAACGTAGCGCGCAAAATTATGCCATCATCATCGAAATACTCTTCTGCGACTATCATGTCAGGTCCTTGTATTTGGCGAGTGTAAACCTTGCTGACAGCGCGCACTCACGAAGCAATTCCGCTGCCGCACCTATTTCGGACAGACACTCAGAATTGCTAGCGATAAATATCGTGCGTGCGTGTTCATCATAATTTAGCAGCGCATCAACTAGCTCCTTTACTGCTGGCTTTATAGCGTGCTCTTGGATTATGGCGGACAGCCTTTCCTCTGTGCTTACGGCTATATTGATAGTGAGCATCTTACTCATTGCTTCACATGTCGCGTTTTTAGCGTATTGAGATGTAGCATTCATTTCAGTTCCTTTGACTTGGCCGCGTTGTAGCGGGCGAGTGCCGCCCTAATTAGGTCAATATCGGAACCCTGCGTCACCTTTAAGTTTAGATCATAAACATCACCGCGAATCCTATCAGAATATCGTAGGCATTCTACTAGGGCAATATTTAGTTCGTCGGCTATCGCGTTAGTGTGCGCGTCGATAATACGGGCCCAGTCTTCAGTAGGAAGCCCCTTGGAGTCCTGCGCGGCTTGGATAGCTCCAGCCGTTGTTATAGCGCCTGGGCTCGGCTTGTTTTCGTCGGTTGTCATAGTGTTGGTTTAGTAGTTGTTTCTCGTGCGATTATCATGGCGTCGGCTATGTCGTATGCCCAACGCGCGATTTTAGCTGGATCAGATGATGACGACCCATCTTGCAGGGGCATAGACGCCGATGTAATGGCTTTACCGGCGAACCAGTCGCGCAGCGTCATGCCGGAATCATTATAATCCCGACGTTCGCCGTTTATACTTAGTGACCCAGATGATGGGAATGCCGATCCACCGTCGTTTATTCGTGTGCTCATTTGACCTTCGTTTTCTTCCACACTGTAAACTTGTCGTCATGCGTTGGCGTGATCTCCGACAAGCCTTCGCCTATTTGATTAAAAAGTGGCTGGAGTAAAAACTCGCGGTGGCCTTCGTCGTCTACGGTCAAAGCGCGGATAACTCGCCACAGGCATCCGTTAACCTCCGGTGTAGTTATCGCCAGCATGTCGCCCACGGTAATCTCGCATGCTCGTATGGTTTCTATTTTCATAGGTTATGTTTACGCCGACAAGGGGTACGCAAAAAACGCTATACGACAAGCAGAATCTTACGATTTCACTTTATTGATACGCAACTAGTTGATTTGCTAGTCTTTAAGCTGAGATAAAATATTTAGGATTGAATCTCTGATTAAAATCGTAGAGGGTTTTCGCTAATGAAGAAGATCCCATTAACAAAAGGCAAGTTCGCCATTGTAGATGACGAAGACTACGACAGGCTAATGAAATATAAATGGCACGAATCGAATGGCTACGCGATACGTGTAATTAAACGTAAACCAAGAAAGAATGGTAAAAAGTCCAAATCTTTTTTGATGCATCGTGTAATAATGAAAGCTAGACGCGGGCAGTTTATCGATCATAAAAACATAGATAAACTCGATAATAGAAAAGAAAACCTCAGATTCTGCACGCCCCAACAGAATGCGTTTAATTTTGATATTTCACGGAATAATAAAACAGGATACAAGGGAGTGCATATGCAGCCCAACGGAACGTATATAGCGATAATATACGTAGATGGGAAGGCGCGACGCCTTGGGTTGTTTTCAACCGCAAAAGAAGCAGGGGAGGCATATGATAAAGTCGCGCTAAAACACTTCGGTGAGTTTGCTAGAACCAATGCAATGATTCACGCTAACCGAACAATGAATAACCCGCAACACATATGACAACTCAAAACTCAGATACACAAAATACCGTCGCCGAAGCCCCAGTCAATGGCGTTGGCCCTGGAGATTTGTTAGCTAATCTTACCCTGAAACAGAGTACGTGCCCACTATCCGATGTTGCCGCGCATAGCAGCAGTCCTAAAAACAACCTATACGTTTTAAGCGTCAAGCTTGAACGCGAGAACGCAGCACTTCGAGCAGCTCTTGAACCATTCTCCCGCGAGTGGGCATCATGGCACGGCAAAAGCGCAAAGGCTGTGATGATATGCGAGGCCGGGTTTAGCCCAGTCGAAGCCGAGTTTACGCAGGACGACCTCCAGCGCGCTGCCGATATTTTGCTTAACAACCCAGTCAGCAACGCCGTGAGCGGGACTGAACAACAGAACGGGCCAAGCAACGGCGTTGCGCTGTAGTGGCTGGTTAGGCATCTTTTACCTGTGAAACCAATAAATACAAAAACCCTCATTAACGTAATCAATCGCCTTCCTGCACCATCGCGGAAGGGCGAGGTGCATCAGGCGTATATTCGAAATCGCGTGGCCGAGCTGAACGAAGACTGGCCAATCTCAATCGAAGGTACTCCAGGCCGCGAAATATCGGGCATTGTAATACAGTTCATAGCCGTCGCGTACGTCAAAGATCGGAACCAGTGGCTGGAATGGGAGATCCTCAGTCTTGTCTAACGCCGGGGATGAGCAACGGCGAGCCAAGGACTAAATCTATGAACGAAAAGACACAATCCGAGCCGTTGCGCTCTAGCCCATTGTTAGGCAATCTTAAAGTCGGTGATACTGTTGTCGCGACAACGATAATAACCCGCGTTGATAAGAAAGCCCGGCTCTGGCACGGGGATAAAGCGACCATTACGGATTTATTTAGGACTGAAGATGCGGTGATTGTCGGAGTCGAAACGGATAACGGGAGGCGTATTGGTGATATTGTTCTTTGGGGGAAACCGACCGACCTGTTGATTGCGGAGCCTAACAACCCGCATCAGCCATGAGCGACGAACAACAGAACGATAACGCCGCAGCCCCCGAGCAAGCGAATTGCGCTGTGGGCGATGGTTCGGCGTCTTCCGTGGACGCAGCATTTATGGCCGAGTGGGCGAATATGTTTCCGGTAGGTGACGACGGAGGACTATCTCCAACTGCCGTGCATATCGCCATGGAGTGCTTCAGGCGCGGAGCACTCTGGCAAGCCTGTCAGCCGAACATCCGCCGATCAGACACGCCGTAGGGCGTTGTCTGTATCGCGCTGGTTGGGGCTCCGATTTTAACGCAACGACAACAATCAAATAACAGGAAATACTATGAGTGGTGGAAGCTGGGATTACTTTTACGGGCGACTTGAAGAAGTCGCTTCACGTCTTCAATGCGAGCGCGACCCGCTCCGCAAAGCATTTGGCTCGCATCTCCAAAAATGCGCGAAGGCGCTCCACGACATCGAGTGGGTGGACTCGTGCGACTCTGCGCCGGGCGACGAAGTGAAGGCGATCAAGGCCGTGCTCGGCACCGACGGCCCGGCGCTCGTTCTTTCTGAATCTCGCAAGCAGGCAGAAGCGGCGCTAGAACAACTCAAGGCGGCGCTGGCAGATTGCCCTAACAACCGGGGTCAGACAATGGCGCTAGATAAACGGAAAACGATATGAAACACGAACGCAGGATTAGCATACAGGAATGTGCGGACGCTATTGGCATTTCTAGACAAGAAGTACGTACGATAATTATCGGCGCTGGCATAAACACAACACAAAGGAAATCGCCCAGATATTTTGGCCGCAAATTCATCAAAGTTTTAAAGCTGTCTGAGGTTAAGGCGGCACTCGCAAAACGCAGAAGCGAATCCGCTTTCATTAAGGAGTCGCGCGCAACCGCGTCGCTAATGATTCGGCGAAAGTACGGCACAGGAAAATGGGAAATACTGAAGGCAGGGCAATTCCCAAAACTGCCAGCGCACGCCAGCATGAAAACAATTGCCGAAATCGAGCAGCACTTGAACAACGGGCTACTCTGCGAACAGGCAGAAGCCGCTTACCCGCGAATGGGCATGCACAGCCACGCAATTTACAAGGTCAGCCCAATCTACAAAAAGACGAGCCCATGACCTACGACATGTTCAGGCAAGTTTCTCCGGATAACGCACACTCGTATTATTCCGGCGAGCTTGCGAAGCAATGCGCGCAATCGACGGACAAGGCCATAACTGACGCTCTAGGCAAACTTGGCATAGCGTTCGTGGACTATCATGCGTTGTCCAAGCGCATGACCTGCGAAATCGACCCGCGCGACAATACCGAGACCTATACGCTCGACGGTGAGCCGATAATCAAATTCTGGCCGCTTGAGATCAAGACGGTGAACGAAGGTGCCAGCGTCAAGATAGTGGCCAGACGGAAATTTATCACATGAGCACGAATCGCAAAGGAGCTTGGACGCCTAAAGGCAAAGGCCCGAACGGTCGCAACCTCTGCTACTGCGGATGCGGTCGCGAAGTGCCGAAAGGATGCCGAACTACGTTCTCGCCGAAATGCTATTCTGACTGGTGTGCTAAATACGATCCAGCTACTCAAAGAAGGCTTGTTTATAAGCGCGATAAAGGAATTTGCGCAGCGTGCGGAGCCGATACCGAACAGCGAGCTAAAGAGGCTAGTGAAACAAAGCAGCTTATCCTTTGGCTAGCTAGGCGGCGCGCTGACGAATTATTCGCATGCGGAGAACTTCCAATGTACTCAGGGAGTACGCCACAGCAGAAAGCCTATGCTGAAGCCAGAAAGGCTGATGGCGAAAGGCCACACCCATACGATGCATACCGGTGGGCAGAGCATTGGACTAACGAGGAGATGCGCGAAAGGTTCGGCGAAGTTCGTGCGCACGACGGCCACACATGGGAAGCAGACCACATTTTGCCCGTAATCGAGGGCGGCGGTGAGTGCGACCTGTCGAACCTCCGCACGCTCTGCTTAAAATGCCACCGGAAGGAAACGGCGGCACTGGCCAAGCGTCGCGCGGAAAAAAGAAAAACAGTGAAACAGCTTTCGTTATTATGACGCTCGAATCCGACCATCCAGCCAAGCAAACGCCCGGTAAGGCCATCGCGGCCCGGCTCTGGCAAGAAAAGGCCAGGGCAGGCAAGCCGATGACCGAGGCGCAAGTCGGCAATGTCATCGACGGTATGCTAAAGGAACTCGGCATGTCAAAGAAGCGTGCGCGTGTAGGAGGCCGAGATTTGCTTTTTGACGCCCTTTGCGTGGCGTGTGGCACAAACCCTCAAGAGGTCACTCGGATGGCCGCTACTGGGATTGGAACGGCCCTAGCTGACATTGCAGCGGTGACGCCAAACCTTACGCCGGAAGAATTCGGCATCCGTGCGGCGAAATACCGTCGCGAGCATCCCGACTGGGAGTTGACGCCAACAGCGCTTTGCACGCACTGGGGCGAACTCGGGACCGGCGACGCTGGGCAGACCGTGGCATCAATGCACGCGGCGGAGCCTAACGGGTGGCAGGAAGTAGCGACGCGTATGTTTCAAGAGGCCGAATGGGATGCTGGATCAATAGCCGTCATCCTGCAAAATGGATGGTCAGGCATGTCGCTAGGACACCGTAAGGCGATCCAGAATCGAATCACCCGCTCAGCCGTAGTCACAAGAAATATTTCAGATTGATCGAAAATTTGCTTGCAAATCTAAAATTCATATGACTTCTTCACTCCAACAACAGCAGGATGCACTTGCTGGTTTACCAGTAGGTCTCCTGCCGATAATCCACCGATTGCATCCCGGTGGATTTTTTGTTTTTAGAAATCTCCGCCGCTCTAATGCCTCGGCGTTGGCTACCTCAAACGCTGGTTTTTTGGCTAGCGTCTTAAGTCCTGAAGGTGTGGTAGAGCCCCTACTTCAGGCAGGGGGTTCAAATGGAACTCACAGATTGGGCAAACGCGACGCGACAAGCACAGCAGATGTGCGCCAAAAGGCCGGACCTCACCTAGTCCGCTAGGGGGCTCTGTATTTCTCCTGATCGGGCAAACTTTAGACAGACAACCAAACCAGAAACCAAATGCAAAACAAAAACATAGTTCCATTCACGCAGGACGTCGGAAACGCCGTCGCTGCTTTGCCAGTATCGGTGCAACTGATTGAGGTTGGCAAATGGCGTGTGAATTTCTGCGGCACTGAGCAGATCGTCAAATCTGGCACCATCAACTTTCGCGCCGATGGAAAACTTGATGTGGAGACCGTATTTTCATGAAAATACGAGACTGGCAGGTAATCACCATCATATCTGATGAAGTCTACGAAGAAGTAGATTGTAACTCTGGCGACCGCCGCACGATGCATAAAGGAGGAATATGCTTTAACTGTGGAGAAACAAAGCCATGTGCGCACACTGATCTAGGGCCTGTGTGCTCTGACGCATGCGAAAACGGCTTATTTAGTAGAGATAATCGAGCTGACCGAACCCCATGCGCGACAAAATAACCCTAGAGATGCACGAGACAATTATCCGGTTGAGAAAAGAGGCTAAAATGGGCGACCATAGAATAGCAAATCTGCTTGGGCTGGACCACAGGTCGATCTATTACGACCGCTGCAAACGAAAGACGCCATACCGTGAAGACGTAACTGGTGCAGCCATCCCAATCCTAGAAACCGCTCTTGCCAAACTCCGCGCCAAGCCGACGCAACCAAATTGAATCACCATGAAAAAACATGAAGCCCGACCTCTGCGAGAAATGCGCCGCGCATGGCATAATCGCCACAAAGCATGGCCCGACGTGCTCGCACTCGACGCCTGCTGGCGAGAGCTGGTGGCCTGCTGAGTGGGCGACAATGCTAGAGGCGCAAAGACTTTCTTGGATTAAGGAAAACCGTCAGACTAAATCAACCTATGAAAATCGAACTAAACGATAATGCCGCATTTGCGGTTTTAGTTTTGGCAATATTGACGATTTCAATCGTCGGATTGACAATGAGTAATCATGAACAGCCAGCTCCAGTAGAGCAGCACCAAACAAAATAATCTATGAGCACACAAAACAGATGGGTTGCACTAAAAGATCAACAGCCAGGAGAAGATCAGTTTCCCGTTTCACTTGGGTTCTGGGATGAAGACGACTGGGTAGAATCCCACGACTGGCGTCATTCAGAATTCCCCGCGTACTACACGCACTGGTACTCGACCAAAGTCGATCTTCCGCCGCCTCCGAGGGGAGAGCCGACGCTGGCTGAGTTGGATGCTGATATTGTTAAGAGTATTTTGGACCAGCATGACCTAAGGTATGCAAACATGGGTGATCTCGTAAGAAACACCATCGCCTACGAGCGCGCCGAGGTCGCCAGAATTATTGACTCATCGCCAATAGGGAAAAGTTGGTCTGCTGTCTTGAAAGAAATTGAGACCCGCGTGAAAGGCAACCCATGAGCCAATCATGAACAACCCAAAAACCGAGGCAGCCGTCAGGCGCGCAGGTTGCATAGGATCACTTGCGCTCTACGAACTTGCAAGTGAGTTTGAAAACGAGACGCGCCTACTGCGTAGTCAACTGGCCGGCGAGATGCGCAGGTGCGAAGAGCTTGAGAAGCTATTGGCGCTTGAGCAAAAGCATCTAGGCCCTCAGCCAATGTGATGTGTAAAGTATCGCTATATTCTATGCACGTTCGCCAGACATGCATACCAAACGAAAAGAACCGCTAGCTTTGCTAGCGGTTCTTTGGTGTAGGTTGGCTTTTAGCCTATTTACTCAAATGAAATGCAATCCATCGAAGAGCACAAACTGCTTCCTCCGAGATCGGGTATACCCCGCGCTCCCTCCTGCATATCGTCGTTCGCCTTAGCTCCAATAGCTCGGCCAACTTGGTCTGAGTAAGCCCCAAGGACTTTCGTATGGCTCGATACTCGGCGGGGCTCATTGACGGCCCTCCGCTTCGGAGATAGCTTTGCGAATTTCGGCAAGCCAAGGCGTGTAGATATACGGACGTGCGGCGCATAGGCTGGATACGTTGCCTTCGCACAGCTTTAGTGCCTGCAAAAGCTCAGGCGCGGCGGCGATCAGATGGGCGTTAGCAGCATCCATTTCCACGGTATCAGGCCGACCGCTTTTGTGGACAACCGCGAAATTACCGTAGGATGGCGAGCTTAGATAATAGCCAGCGTCGTCTTCAATATAAGTCCAAGGGCCGGGCGCGTGCTGCGATTTATTGTCGTAGGTTTTCATGGGCATTTCGGCAGGTGTTTGCGGACGATTTCGGCGCATTCTTTAATAGCTTTGGTTCTAGCAGCATCAGCATCAGCAGAAGCATCAGCATCAGCAGCAGCAGAAGCATCAGCAGCAGCATCAGCATCAGCATCAGCAGCATAAGCATCAGCAGCAGCAGCAGCATCAGCAGCAGCAGCAGCATCAGCAGCAGCAGAAGCATCAGCAGCAGCAGAAGCAGCAGCATCAGCAGCAGCAGCAGCATAAGCAGCATAAGCAGCAGTAGAAGCATAAGCAGCAGCAGAAGCATAAGCAGCAGCAGCAGCAGCATAAGCAGCAGCAGAAG